CCAGACAGTCACGGAAGTTACCTCCTTTTTTCCAAGATAAGCAGTGTAATCCTGGATTAGGTTCGATTTGTACCCTGTGCTTCAGGCAGATACATACTCCTTCGGGTGTGTTTCCCAGAAATAGCATGTTCTCGCAGTTGAAACAATCCGCTACGATTTTCTTCATGGTTTTCACTACCTTCGTTGACTCGGAAGTTCTCCCGAATATCAACTTGTTTACCCTATTTGTTATGGGGGTATTTAAGAAAAATTCTCTGTTATTATGTTATTTATATAATGAACGTAATTAACGTTATAGGTGTTATAATATGGCATACTATGGAAAACGTAGGTATTATGGAAGGCGCAGATCGTACGGTTACCGCAGAAGGTACTGACAAGAAGGTGTTCCTATGGTTTTCGTGAAAGTACGTGAAACTTATGACCTTCATACACTGAAAGGTAAGATGTCGGTCATCGGAATTCACACCCCGTCCGATTCAATCATCGCACGTAACTATCCCGGACTGCTCATGCAGTGTAAGGCTTATCGTCCTGTAAAAGCAGATGTCCGTCTTGCGTGCGCATCCGTTCTCCCGCTAGATCCTCAGGGTGTCGGAACTACTGCGGACGATGTCGCCCCCGAGGATGTTTTCAATCCGATCCTCTACAAGGCTCTGTCGAACTTCGGCATGTCACAGATTGATGCATACGTCAATTCTGCAGGCTATGACATCATCGGTAATACCCTTGATGCCTCGAATACAGGAATCGATGCTACAGATGATTTTGACCTGTACTATGGTCTCCTTTCGCAGACTCATGAGTGGAAGCATGCTAACCCTCAGCAGGGTCTTATGATGAACGATCTCGTCCCTCTCGTCTATGAGACCTATCAGTCCATCGGTGATAACGGTCGTGGTGGTGCTGACAATCCTCATGTTGCTATCAAACCTGACGATACCATCCCTACTGGTCAGATTGGCAACATCTCCGTTCAGACCTTCCGTGGAAAGGCTCATCCTATTCCGTTCCTGAACTGTACCGTTCCCGTTGCTAACTCCGGTAATGTCGATACTCGCCAGAATGGATTCATTGGTTCTGGATACCCTAATGCTCAGGTTGGCATCCCTGCCCCGAAAATTTACTGTGCAGCCATCCTTGTTCCTCCTAGCAGGTTACACCAGTTATTTTTCAGAATGGTGTGTGAGTGGACACTGGAATTTTCTATGATTCGTCCTCTCGGCGAGATTACTTCTTGGGCAGGTCTCAAGCAGATGGGTTCTACTTCGCATTTCATGTCCTATGACTACTCCGCTGAGTCCAAGGATACCGTTTTCAAGGACGTTACCGACCTTGTAGACGTTACTCAGGATTCGGGTATCAAGAAGGTGATGTGATGGTAAGATATGTCTCGCATAAGAGCGATAATGTACGTTTGAATTGGGATTCCGATGATAACATCAATGCGTTCTTTGACGGGATGTATCATAACCCCTTTGCTGATTGGATGACTGACGATGACTGGAATCAAACCAAATACCAACAGTTTACACTACTCTATAGTGTCCCTCTGTTGCACAATTATATGGATGCTGTGCTTGATAATCGTCGTGGTAAAGAATATCTTGACCGTTATGGAATGGATTATACCGACATTCATGACCCTCGCAGGCTCACTGGAACATCTAGTGTTTCTGCATTCGTCGGATCTTCCTACCGGATGATCTCTAGCAACATCTCAAAATTGTATAGGTAAACGGTTTAGGTAGGGTTTCCCCTACCCCCCCTAAAGGGGGGGTAGTCCTAAGTGTTACATAGAGGACTACTCCTCCGACTTTTTTGTTTTTTTCTTGCCTCCTTCGTCGGCTTTTTTTTTCGCGCGTTTTTTTGACTCAATCCGTGCCCATTCAGTCACGTCTTTGCCGTCTCTGTTGATGATCATCCAACGATCCTGCGAAAGTGCATCTAGGTTTGGCAGCGAATTTGTCAGTACCAATATTTTGACTCCCCATATGTCACGCAGTTTAGCTGAATAGCGAGTATCGTAAATGAGTCCATCCTTAATTGCTTCCAGTCCAGTATAAAGCGATTTATTCCACTCGGCACTTCTAGGGATGTCGATGATGAGATATCTTTGCCTTTGATATCCAGAGCATACCCATTGGATGATTTGTTTGACGTTGTCAACTGTAGGCGGAACGTAATAAGCTCTTCTTCTCTCAACAAGGTGTCTGCACGTGAAACTCTTTCCAATAGACCCAGTTTCGTCATACCAGCATAGAATCCCTCTGTCTGATTGCTTCTCAAGTAATTTGACGACTCTACGTTGATGATCTCTGAGTTTTCCGAATCTGCATCTAAGCACGTCCGGACTATCTTCGTAAGAAACAAAGTGTCCGTCCTTTTTTTCATACTCAGTCTCCATTGTGGTACCTTCCTCGATATGGGCTCCAGGAAAAGCCCGTTGCACATCTCCAAAATCTCCTCTTCCGTTAAATCTGACGTGGATGTGTCTGTATCCGTCTCTTCCCACTTCATATCCGATAATCCACTCATGAATATCATTCCTCGTGATGTAGAGATTGATCATTCTCTTGCTTTGTCCTGTCCACGGCATAGTTAACAT